TTGCTTCTTGGTGCCTGTTACGCTCACGGGGATGTTTGATCCTCCGAACATACCTGCCATAATTGTTTCGATAGCTCCACCGAACATTGCGAGCCAACTCTCGTTAAGAGTGCCCTCTGCCTTAGCGTTCAGGTTGATTTCGAGTGGAACCAAATCGTTATCTTTATTCATTCTATGCCCTCCGCATAAAGTCGTTGCTTTATAAATAGTCTCTTACAAAAAGAAAACGGGCAATAATGCCCGCTCTCTGTTATCATTTCTTCTTTTGTGCTTTCTTAACTGCTTCGTTCTCGTCTTCGAACTGTTTTGATAAGCGACGGACGAACCAGTTTCTTAGTTGTACTGGAAGATTGTATGCCTCAATGAAGCTCCACCCTCCGTGGTGCTTGAGATAGAAGAACTGTTCGTAAACGTTCTCCATGTACTCACTGTTTAGGCCAAAAAAACTCCGCAGTAAACGGCACCTCCACGTCGGTAACTGTACCGCAGGATGAACATTCGCAAGGCTGATTCATATTGACGTTTGGTGTAACAACTTGAACACAGCCTCTAATATGCCTTGCGTCCTGTGCTGGCATGTTGTCGATGAAGTTGTTGACTTCTGTTCTGTCGGTGACGCCATTTACGGATACAACTAGGATTTTTAGCAAGTCGGTTGACGCAGAGTCGGCAAGTTTGTGCTTTGCTTTCTTAGCGGAGGTTTGCATAGCATTCTTCTCGTCCTGAGCGGTGAAGAGACGAAACTCTGCGGTGTACCCTGTTCGTGGCAGGACTGCTGTGAAAGTTCCGTTGTCAGTCGCCGCTACACCGCTGTCAGTATTTTCGTCGGGCTGAATGCCCTCGTTATTTTCAAACTCAGTCAAGTCGAAGGTGTGCGCCTGTGCGGTGCCGCAGGAGGGGCAGGATACTTGGACTGTATAGTCTGCACCATAACCTGATACTCTTGCTGCGACTAGGAGAGCGTTTTTGTCTCCGATGAGCAAGTCGTCTGGGTTGATGTTCTTATCGACGATGAGGTTAGATACGAGCCTGTCTATTGCGAGTCCGTTCTTGAGTAGCGCCTGAGAGGTTAGGATGTCCTCGTCTTTGGCTGTCATATAACGGAGTTCGACAGTCTCTTGGTTGTGGAGCGGGTGATCCGCTGAATAGAACTGTCCTCGGGAAGGAAGTTCTACGAACTCTGTGGGCGTCACATAGGACAACCCTGTGGTTTGAGTTGGAGCAGCTTTGACTGCTTGTGCTGGCGCAGGGGAAGTTGCCTTCGTGCGTCCTTTATTTCTCGACATTTACACCTCTAATGTATTTGTTTGTATTATGTCCTTATAGTATAACACGCTTGGATTATTGTTTCAAGCGTTATTTATTATTTATGCGCTGTAGTTTGCCCAATCGTATTGGATAGTCAACGTGATGTCTATCATATCTTCGGAATCATAAGCATGAGAACCAAAGGATACTTCTGTAATGAAGGCGTTCATAAGATTCCATTCGCCTTTCGGCTCTGCGGTGCCGTCTGGAGAAGTTCCCATTTCCTTGATAAGAAGTCTACCCATTGCCTCAGTTGCCGTCTGCTTGGTGATTGTTCTACCAGTAGCGGCATTAATGTCGGCAGGATTGTTGTAGCCGATGTTTGCGAGATATTTCATGAAAATATCCGATGCATTTGGACTAACAGCGTCAACCAATGTGAGACTAATGGTGCTCCAAGTTACTCTTCCTGGATAGTGGAATGTGTGATTGAAAAACGAATGAGCGTTTGAACTTACAGTGTAAGATGGACGATCTACAGACTTGGCAAGAAACTGAAGGCTGTTGCCAGCGCTATCTAGATCAGTTCCTCCAGCACCAGGTGTAAACTCTATAAGAAACCTAAAGGCTCTCTTTGGCTCGAAATTGGGGTTTGACCAGAAATCTGTTGACATTATTTGTTTCTCCTATTGATATAAATAGTCATTAGTTTAGTTTAGTCCTCGAATCCTGCACCTGTGCTTGAGATAACAAAGTCAAGTGCTATGAACTCAATTGAGCGTGCTGGTTTGAGGAATATCTTGGCATACATGACATTTCTATCAACCAAGTCTGCGGTTGTTGTGCTTTCGTCAAGGATTATCTTGAAGTCTGAAAGTCCAAGTCTTGCTTGAACGCTTCTCAAGAATGGCTCTGCTTTCGACATAAAACGGTTCCAAGTTGCTGGAACGTTCTGATCGAAGAGTACGGTTGCTGCCATGCGTGAGATTTCTTTCTTCACATAAATCATTAGACGACGAACGTTGATTCTATCGAGAGCGGAAGGAGTCACTTGAAGCGTCTTCTGTCCGAAGATTACGATTCCTTCTGCTGGGAATGAAGCAATCGGGTTGATGTTTGCTTCGTATAAGTTATCCCTGTCCTTAGAAGTCAATCTCTCGCGAGTCTGAATGACTCCAATCCCTGCGGAACCTTCTGTCAATCCACCTCGGGTGAATCCAGCAGGAGCAAACCATAGTTCGCTTTTGCGTTGCGAACTTGAGAATGTCCCAAGAGCAACGATTGAAGGCGGTGCCCAGAGGAGGCTATTACTTATAGAGTCGTTGATTTGAACCCAAGGATAGTAAGCACAACCATAAGATGAGTTTACTCCTCTTGTGTTTAGGTTACTGATTGCGGTTGAAACACTTCCGACTCTATTTGCGATAGTATCGGTGCTTTCAGCGCTTGTTCTGTAGCCAGAATCCAAGTCGATGACTGCAAGAGCATCTCCACGAGCCTCGCATACTTCCATCATGTGGGAAGTGAGTCCTGCGTGGTAAATACCTGGCATAGCCATTAGGTTGTATTCTACTACTTCTGGATCAGCTACGGTGTCGATTGCTCGCTTTGCTGAGTAGTAAGCGTATTTTGTAGAATCGGTTCCGTCTGCGAGAGCACGAGTATAGTTGAATGGATCTTTCTCGGTGATGTTCAATCCGTCGAATCCGCCACAAAGCGGAACGGTGAAACGGTTGTATCCCTGATCGAGAACATCTGTATACGTGCCGCTAGTGAAAGAGTTTCCTGCCAATCGTGAGCCAGATACCCAAACACCTAATGAGTTTGCATCAGATGCTGAACCTGATATATCGTCAAGAGAGAACATGTAAGAAAACTCTGTAGAAGTTGTGGTTGCAAATGAATCAACGGCAGGCGGCAGCATACGAACAACGTCTGAATAACTTTCGTCATGACGATTGTTGCCATTCTGAGTTGTGTCGATTCCGAAGTAAGCGTTCTTTGGATTTGAAAGTCCGCCTGCGGAAGCACTCACTCTTAGTGGGATTGCTGGGTAAAATGCACTTCCTGTGAATGCACCTGACTCTAATCCATCGCCACCGTCAATAAACTTTACCGATGCGGCGTGAGGAATTCCACCTAGTCCACCAGTTACCCAAGAGGATGCTGGCGCTGAACCACTGTCGCCAGAATTGTATGTCCATCGCTTCAGACGGACTGGACCGAATGAGCCGAATGGAAGATATGCTGGATCGGCTGCTCCTGCGTCAACGGTACTGTTTACCTCAACGCGAATAAACTTAGATGCGTTCAAGTAATTTCCATAAACACGGTGACTTCGGATGACATCATCCCAAACAAGAAATTGATCGCCAATTGCTCGTCCAATGTAGCTGGTAGAGTTAGGGTTCAAGTTCACTGAACTGTATCTCTCAAGAATAACTGGTGCGTTGTCGTTATCTCTTGCATCTCTTACGAGAACACTGAATGAGCCGTATGGATCATCAACGCTCGTAGATGCTTTGATGTCTGCTATTGAGATTTTTAGCTTCTTTTGCTCGTCCTCTCCTGCATCAAGGGTATGGAACTTGAATAGTTTTGCCATATCTTCAGCTTGATAATTTTCCAAAGCTCCCATATCCTGTGCAATAATCCAAGGAGTTTGTGCTGCTTGAAATCCTGCGCGGAAGTCTGCGGCGTCGGAAGAGGCGCTGTCTAGTCCAAGAACTACTCCGAAAGTGGAGGTAGTCCCTCCAACTACGTCTGCAAGGTGTCTTTCATATGTCTGTCCAAGCCAATATGTTTCAACTAGACTTGAGTCAGTTATTGAAGAGTTAGTCAAAGTTGGATTAGTGTTGAATACTTTTCGAATGTACTTTGAGGAGGAAGGAGTGAAGTTGAAAGAAACTTCTTTTGCAGTTGCTCCTGCGGCTCCTTGAATAAGCGCCTTGTACTCTCCTCCGTTATCTGCGTAGAGTTGTCCTGCGGAGTCTGCTATTGTAGTTCCTGCGCCGCCTCTCAACGTTCCTGATAGCTGAATAGAACCAGTAGTCAAGTACCAAACTGCGGCGAGAGCGCCGTTAACAGCCGTTCCAGCCGAAGCAGAGTTGAATACGAAAAGTCCGTATGCGCCACCATTATCTTCGATATCTCCATCGTTGTCTAAAGTTGTGTGCCAGCCTGCTTTTCCTGCTGCGGAATCTGCCAATCCAGTTTGCTCGGCTCCTAAGAGACGAACGACTGTTACGGCGTTGGAGTTGCGGAGGTATGCTTGTGCGGCATAAGAGGCATAAGTTGGTGTGGTATAGTTTCCGTCACGCCAGATGTCTCCACCTTGTCCGCCTGCGATAGGGTTTCCGAAAACCTCGACGAACTCTGAGAATGAGTTTACTTTCACAGGGCGCATTGCTGGACCTCTCTCGGTACGTCCAATGATGACTGGACCTATCTCCGCTCCAACTGCTGGCAACTGGGAGTTGTCAATCTCGTTGATGAAGATACCTGGTGAAATGAATTTGAATGATTTGACTGGCATTATGTGTTATCTCCTTGCAGCATTATAACATAATCTTCGAAATAAGTATTTATATTCGTATTATCGTAAGTAAATAGTTGATGAAAAAGCTAAACGCATAAATAAATAGTGACTACTCTCTATAAAACGGAACATTACCACTGAGGTGCATATTCTCATTTATGTCTCCGAATATAACTCTTTCTCTCGGCATCTTTAATTCCACTGCATTCTCTCTTCGAACCATCTTTGGCTGCTCGCTGTTTTTACCTGCCCCCATAACATATCCGATAACTCTGAATGTTATTTGGGACTTGTATCCTCTTTCGTCTTCGCCAAGAGATGATCCATTGTTTTCTATTGAATAGTCAGATCCAACGAAGACTTCGAAATTGTGTCCGTCCTTTTGAACGACGAAATAGTTTACGCCACCTGGGGCTGTCATAAACGGGGTTAGTATCTCGTTCATTTGCTGTTGGTATTCTGTTTTAATTGTTAGCGTGTAAGTCGCTTCCAAATAAACTGGTATGGGTACTGTAACAGTCTCATATACCACTTTCTTATTTTGTTTCGGATATGTATCTTGTCCGTTCCCTACTCCGAGGACGACTCTTTTTGAGTCAGCGTTGGCGAAGTTGGCAGTTTTGTCTTGTTTTATTACTCTGCCGAGGGTTATGGAATTGAACCGTCCGTCTTTTGACTCTGGAATAGGAGAAAAGATTGAGTCTCTAGTCCCAACGTCTTTCGTTAATGTTGTTCTCTCAACAATCATAAGTGGGTAAATTAGAACTCCGTTGTTATCTCTCAACTCCCTGTCGTGTTTTATCTGGTATGCCCTTTCTGCGCCTGCCCAATAGAATGGAACTTTGTTCCAGCCCTTGTTGGTGGTGCAAGAGATGTCTAACGTGTCGTCGATATAATCGAAAAGTGCTCTGTCGATAGTTTCGATGGTTGAGGGCTGGAACGGCTGCTCTTGCAAAGCAACGCTTCCTCCTTCTCTCGACTTTGCATCAAAGAGAACTTCGTCTTTGTCGTATTTTTTACGTGGCATCGAATAGTCCCTCTCTGGATAGTGTACACATCGCTGTTATCTCGAACTTGTGGTCTATTTGTCCGAATAGTTCTCTTGGTTGCGAGAGTGTTGAGATTTCATAGTGTAGTCCTCCGTAGAGAACGAAGTCGCCTTCTCGAACGAATAAATCTTGATCTTCGGTTAGTCTTCGCTTATGGAAGTTGACGGTTATCTTGCTTGACTTATCAAGTCCGCTTGCGTCGTCTGCTTTTGTCTGGATGCTTTCGAAAGCAACGAGGGCGTAGACACGGACTGGTGGGAGGAATGACTTCTCTATTGCCTCTCCGTAGATATCGTTGTATTGTGTTATGTTTCTGTCTATTGGATAATAGACTACTTGTTGTCCGACGACTCTTTCTATGAGTTCGTCGTTTACTGCTTTTACAAGATTTCTTTCCTTCTCTCCGACAAATAATGGTGGAGGAGGTGCGTCTGGTTGACTCCATTTATTATCATCTGACATTATTTATCCCCTATCCAACGAAGACACCTGCTGGAACCCTCTTAGTTATAGTCTCTACTGAGTCTGCGATAGATGCGTCCTTCTCTGCGAGGACTTGATAGGTGAGTTGATCTAGAACTTCTTTGAGTTCGTCTCTTAGTTTGGTTTGTGTTTCTCTACCCTCGGTGATAAGTGCGCTTCCGTTGAGCGTTACTGATTCACCTGGTATTGGAATAGTGGCGAACTTGGAGCGTGTCTGTCCGAGCGTCTCTTTACATAGGGCGAGAGTGAAGCGTCGTATCCATTGCTTACCGATGGAGTTCACATTTGCGTATGGGATGTTGGCGAACGGCAATGTGTTCATATTGTTGATGCCGTCAACTCCTGATGCTGCTCCTGCTGCGGTATTCGTTTCATCCCAAGCGTTGCTCATTATGCGGAAGTCAAACCAGTAGTATTTAGGTGTGACTGAACCTGGTGATGTTGGGGATGGGAAAATCTTTAGTTTGTCGTGGTGGAGTTCGAACGAGTAGTGTGAGTTTCTGGTGTAGATAGAGTCTTCGAACGCCATTGCTTGTGCTTTGTTTTGCCAGACTGGAATAAGTTGGAAAGTCGAGTCGTCAGCGTACTGTCCGTAGTTTGAAAGATTTCCGACGGTGTTGAGTCCGCCGTAATATCCAAAGAATCGCCACATCGCTGCTGGCGTCTTGTAGTACACCTTCTCGATGACTATCTTGTTGCCGTTTATTAGTCCAGAGTACGGAACTGGATTGCTTGTTGCTGGATCAGCGTCGGTGTCCGATGAGGATGAGAGGATGGAGTATAAATCATATTCCTGCTGTCCTGATACGGCTTCGAATGATGCGGAGTAGATGATGGAGTTTGCGCCGATGCCTGCTTGTCCGCCGTATCCCTCTGTTAGTCTCTGGATGTGGGCGAATGTTGTTCTTGGGTATTTTAGTG